CAATAAAAATAACAGATTAATATGAAACACCAACAATAGAAGGCAAGGTAACCATTGTTGACATCTATTATATCCGTAGCACAAAAAAAATTCCAAACTTTCGCTTGGAATTTTCTACTGATATTATCCGAAGTATAGCCTTTAGACGACTACACAAGTTATAGTTAATTGGATTTTTTTTGTTTCTCCAATAGATATTTTTTCAACTTCTCCGCGTTGTCTTCAGTCTTGCGATAAGGTTTGCTCAGTTTAACTGGTAGCTTCTTGGGTTGTGTTTTCATAGTTTATATATTACCCCCACAGCCACCATGGGAAGTCGCAGTATTGACCCGGTTGTCCAAGGATTGAACCATCTAAGGAATAACCATACTGACCACGACTTGCACGTTCTGCTAGACGTTTACGGAAAGCATACGGCATATGAGGTGTGACAAGAGCAGCACTAAAAGTGTTACCTTTATCTGGGATCACACCATCTTGAGCAAGTGCTGTGTTCCATAGCGGATAATCTTGGGAATGGAAATACAAATAGCGTTGTAACAAGAAAGCATATTGCTGTGCGGAGTTTTTAACTTCTGCCACTAAGTATTTTACTTCTTCCAATTCTACAGAATCTGCAGTTTCGGATTTAGGACTTAAAATACCTTTATTTACAAATCGATATTTGATAAAAGGAATAGCCATGGCCATAGCGTATTGGATCAACATTGGTCCAATATACTCATCAAGTATGTAAGCATTGGCTACAGTCACAGTGTTGGTACGGACCTGTAATTTTAGTTCTTTGTAGAACGAACTACCAATCCAGTTAACCAAATACGTGTCTTGTGATTGCAACACATAAGGGGTTAAAATTTGTGGAGAAAGATTTTCGTTTAATGTGGTAAACGCTTTTAGTTTTTCTTCCGATACTAAGAGTACTTCTGCTACTGGCATGTTGTTAAAATATATTAAACCGGACGAACAGGTTCTTGTTCTACCGGTGCGTTTTCTATTTTGTCTGGTGCAGTGGTTGGATCTGCAATTCCAGGAAATAAATCAATTGGTACCACAGTTAGTGTGGATTTTCCACCCATGAGTTTCCAAAGTCTGTTTACTGGCTTTAATAAAGTACGAGTGTCTGGAATGATGACTTGTTGTTTGAACAATTCATATTCGATTAACAATTCGTCTTTAGTGGAATTCTTAATTCCGCCACCGCCTGCCAATTCGTAAATACCTGTAATCTTAGGTGATGTAATGCGATGGGCAGAAAGAATACGTGTAGTAATTCTCTGTTCCAATTGTATGTAATAATCATCTCCAACAGGTTGGATTGTACTTACTTCTGTTTGTGTGTCTTTGCTTTGGTTAAAGCTTAAGAAAAACTTTCCGGCGTTTTGTGTACCAGAAAATGAAGAAGCAATTTCTTCGTAGATCTGTTGACGTTGAATGTCTCCAGGATCTCCTTGGTTCATGTTGATAATCATCGAAGGAGTTAGACCTTGCTTCAGATGACTAAGGTGATAAGAACTAACTTCAATATCAGTACAAATATCTGTCATACCGCCTGAGTAACTAGGCAATGGATAAAAAATCTGACCTGGTTCGTGCTCATAAAAATAAAGTAATTGCGAAGGATATTCCTTGGCAACGTTCGGATCATAACGATGATATGCACGTGGTTTGTATTCTGGTTTCTTAAAGCGGGTCCAATCTGAACTCACCCAATAAAATTCCACACGGTCTGAGTCTTTGTCTAGATTTCCAGAACGGACTTTGTTAAAGTCAACATGATAAATTGCAGCGACTTTTGAACCATCGTTGCTCCATACCACATTAAGGCAAAATCCATTATAAATTTCGTAATCCAGTACAATGTTGCTCCAGACTTCGTTCCATGATTCTTCAGGATTAGCATTTTCTAATAAAGTCTTTTCATTGAGATCTTCAGGAACTAAACCATTACCCGTAACGGCAATTCTCTTACTTAATAAAGCAGTACGATTAATTGCTGACTTGGTGTACAGTTCAGTTACAAATTGCGGATACAGATTGTCTACTCCATAGTTAATCCATTTGCCTTCTGGACCTTTTGACTCTAGTGCGGTCGGCACACTGGGATCAAAGATCTTATCAAAGCGATAGAAAAACTTGTTTTTGTCTGTGTTTTGTTCTGACATGTTGTTTTGTTTATACTATTTATGCTTGTGCTGCAAACCATGTTTCACCATCGGTGATAGCTTTTTGCAACACTTCTTTTTGTTCTGCTGTTAAAGATGTCTCTTTTTCTAGCACAATCTTTAGATGATCTGCATTTCTAACAACAGCTGAATGTGTATACGGAGGATTGTGTTGATCGTCCGCTACTCCAGCTAAGACATCCTCGATAACTTTCACACTGTCTAATGCGATTTCATACGTTGATCTTACGCTCATTTTATTTAGATTTATATTATAATGCTGTGAAGCTTACTTTTTGCCATGCACTTCCGTTATAGAATACTATCTGATTTCCAGTGGTATCATAAGCCATCATACCTGCAACTGGTGACTGAAATGGAATTTCCTGCATCAGAGTAAATCTGAGTACCAGATCCAGTAGAAATTCTTAATTGATTGCTACCAGTTGCTCCAGATAATCCAGCTCCGATCATGGTGTTGCCAGATCCTGTAGCAGCATATCCAGCTTGGTAACCTATATAAGTGTTAGATCCACCAGTTGCATTCGTGTAACCTGCTTTAAATCCAATAGAAGTATTTTCTGTACCTGAAGTATTATTATAAGCTGTTTCGAATCCTAGTGCCACACTTCCTTCCGCAGTGTTATTATACAATGATCCTTGACCTACTGTAACCACTTTATTACCAGTATTAAATAGACCAGCACCAGATCCAATTGTCACAAAATCTGAAGCATTACCACCAAGAGCACTTGAATAATTACCAATTGCAACTGCTCCAGATCCTGTAGTTACCCCATATCCTGCTGCTCTACCAACGAAGACGTTGTAGTCACCAGAACTTATACTATTCGCAGCAGCAAATCCAATAATGGTACTATTAGCATTAACTACTGTTCCTTCTCTAGTTAAATAGGTAGATTCGCTTGCCATACCCATTTTAGCAGGCAATGTGGTTCCAAAACTTAATTGAGAATAGTTTAGTTGTACACCCGTAGCTCCGTTGAATTGCATACGGATATTTCCATCGCCATCTCCAAGTAGAATATTGTTGTTTAAACCGCCAGTGGCACTTGTCACATTACGACCAATCACCACGTTACCGATACCAGTTGTGATACCAGATCCAGCATTTTCTCCAAGAAATGTATTGTAAGCTCCGGTTGTTAAGTTATTACCTGCTGCATTACCGAGTGCAGTGTTAGAAAAACCTGTGGTTAAATTTTGTAAAGCAACTTGACCTATTGCAGTGTTATTTGCACCATATGTGGCATTAACAAGTGCACTGGAACCAAATGCTGAGGAGAAAGATCCTGTAGTGTTATTTGCTAAAGCACCTGCTCCAACAGCAGTTAACTGTGTACCAATAGTGTTAAACAATAAAGCGTTATAACCAACTGCTGTATTGTTATCTGCTAGGGTGTTTGCATTAAGTGCATATCTGCCGAGGGCCGTGTTTCCACTACCGGTTGTGTTCGCCTGAAGGGTCCCATGTCCCAATGCCGTTAAGAAAGCTCCTGTGGTATTATTTTGTACTGACTGTGTTCCAAATCCGGTGTTATAAGAGGCATTATTTAATTGACCTGCTTGGAATCCGATAAAGACGTTACCATCTAAGTTACTTCCTGTAATTCCTCTTCCTGCATCCGCACCTAAAATAACTGAATTAGATTGTCCTCCATATTGGCCAGCGCCGGAACCAATAATAACTGAACTAGAATTATTTCCAGTACCTGCAATTGCTACAGAGTTACCAATTAATACAGAACTATTAAAATTTCCTCCAGTGCCTCCGAAGGCAACATTTGGACCAATTGCCACTGTATTATTATAAGATGCTGTGGCACCGTTTTGTCCAAGTCCGGCACCGATTGCCACAGTGTTTGAAATCGTAGCTCCTGTAATATTACGGAGAGCGTTACTTCCTAAAACCACTGCATTACTAAAGGTAGCTCCAGAACCTCCTGCGGCTATATTATCACCAGCTATAAATGAACCAGTAACACTAGCGCCACTAGCATTTTGGAAAAGTAATCGTCCAGTAAATTGTGAACCATTGACGTTAGCGCTTCTTGCATTTAAAAATTGTCCGCTACCAACTAATGAAGAGTTAGAAAATATAGCTCCACTAGCATTGGAAGCATGAAGAGCTCCAATCATAGCAGTGTTAGAAGCGCTTGCTCCTGTAGCTAATTCTCCAATTTGCACACCTACTAAAGTATTTTGCAGTGCATAACCCCCTGCTGCCCAAGTTCTATAACCTCCGATCATTGTGTTACCACGGAAAAGGGTAGGATTAGAAAGTTCTGCAGCTCCATATCCAATTAGGATATTATCATAACTGTTATTTGGATTGGCAATAGTAAGACTTTTAGCCACATTATTACCAATAGCAATAGTGTCGTAACTACCAGGAAATAGATTTAAGTTATTTCCAATGGAAATTTGGTCTATTCCATTGGCAGTATTAGAGGGTAATCCTACACCAATAGCTATATTAGATGCGTCGTTAGCACCACCGCGGGTAACTTTAATAGAGTTAACACTTAGGGTAGATCCGTCAAATGTTAGATTTGCTTCTCCATTAAGTTCTCCTGGTGTGTTAGAACCGGTGATCACACGATTATCTGCGTTGTTGTTAATGGTTGCTCCACTACCTGTTGCACCGGTTGCTCCATTAGCTCCGCTGGTTCCTGATGTTCCAGATTCCCCAGAACTACCTGAGCTACCTGATGTTCCAGACTCGCCGGAGGTTCCTGAGCTACCAGATACTCCCGATGTTCCTGATTCGCCAGAACTACCTGATGTTCCTGATTCGCCAGAACTACCTGATGTTCCGTTTTGTCCAGAACTACCTGATGTTCCGTTTTGTCCAGAACTACCTGAGGTTCCACTAGTTGCATAAATTACACCTACTGAAGTTACCACAAAAGAATAGTATTGTGTGCCTTCTGTATAAAAATCTACTGAACGTGCTTGGTTATCGTTGTTGTTTAAATATAGTTTAACTATCATACGATCTGTCGTATTAATAGTTGTGGTTGGTAAAGTTAAATCACAAAGTACTAATGATGGTGTTGACACTCCAACCCATCCAACTTGTGCTACTCCTGTTGTTAAAATCGTTCCATATCCTACACCGGCAGAGTTTGCTAATTCAATAGTTGCGTATGCATCTAAAAGATTTGCGGATGCTTGTTTTAAATAATGAAAATGGAATGTTTGTTGTCCACCTGGGATAACAGCAAATCCTAATTCAGGAGTTAAAAATTCTTGAACTAAAACGTTTTGTTGAAGACTGGTTAAGTTAGTGGTTAAAGTCTGTTGTGCTCCACCAGAAGGAATAGGATTTAGTACCTTATAAGGAGCAACATCAGAAGATTGTGATTGGTTAAAATAATAAAGCTGACCAGAAGAGATACCGTTAGCTCCAGATGTTCCTGAAGAACCTGAGCTACCGGAAGATCCTGATGTTCCAGATTCTCCAGAACTACCTGATGTTCCGTTTACGCCAGAGCTACCGGAGGTTCCATTTACGCCAGAGCTACCAGAGGTTCCGTCTACGCCAGATGAACCTGAACTACCTGAAGAACCAGTTTGTCCAGATGAACCTGAACTTCCTGATGTTCCCGCTGTTCCAGATTGCCCAGAACTACCAGAAGTTCCGTTTACGCCAGAGCTACCAGAAGATCCGTCTACTCCAGAACTACCAGAAGATCCATTTTGTCCGCTTGTTCCTGATGTACCTGGTGAACCCGTACCCGATGTACCGGAAGATCCTGCTGTTCCAGATTGTCCAGAACTACCAGAAGATCCTGATTGTCCAGATGTCCCGGAACTACCAGACTGTCCTGATGTTCCTGAAGATCCAAATACGGTTATATTACCATTTTGATCTTTCGCTTTGATTTGGCTACCTTGTGAATACAAAGTAACATAACCTGCAGAAGGATTAGCTGGACCGGTACCGCTAGTACTCCATTGTCCAAATTGTATTTCTCCTTCGTTCTGTATGCGTAATTTACCGCTCATGTTATAAAATTTTTTTAATTAAACGACCAAGTAAAACCGTCTTCTATTATTGCGTAACCATCTTCAGCAATGATTAGTGGTTGACATAAAGTTGTCATATCTTCATTGACGTAGAAAATAGAATTTTCTGCATCAATCAAACAATCATTAGCAGGTCCAGAATAATAAATCACACTTGCAAACGTTTCATTGTCTGAAATGTAAGTGTAAGTCTGGACTTCTGGAGGCGTGTAGTTCGCCATAATCATTTGTCCTTCGTCGATTAATAAACCAGCAGAAGGATCTAAAGTTGCCGAGTTTGTATTCCAACATTTGTAAGAATAATTACCCGGCGGAAATATTTCTAAAATACCATTTAAAGGATCGTCTGGAGATTGATATTCTACAACCTCGATATTAAACTTAATGAATCTAGAATTGCGAGTTAAAATTTGTGGTACAACATACACCCATTGATTAGTGTATAAACTTTTAAATCCAAGTAAGAAATAATCACCAAAATCCTGTACACTATTATCAATAGTGTCAGCATAAATGGCAAAGACGTTATCGGATCCTACACTTAAATTAATCATGTACTAAGTAATAATTTATAAGTTGTGCCACCAATTACAATTGGAATATAACGATCTGATGTATTAGATGCAGAAACAACTGCTCCAGAATTAACAGTTAAATTGTTATTAGCATCAGCATAATAAGCAAATGTGTTTGCCATACCTGCTGTGCCACCAGTGGCTCCAATTAGTATGTTATTAGATCCTGTGGTAATAGCATTACCAGAAAATCTATTGCATTGCTTGATTGCCTATTGCAACGTTTTGTTGACCAATAGTGTTTGCAGTTAAACTAAAAGTTCCAACAGCAGTATTGTAAGCTCCAGTAGTATTTGATCCTAAAGAGTTAGCTCCAATTGCTATATTTTGTATACCTATAGTATTTGCATCTAAAGTAGCAGCTCCAATAGCAGTATTATTAATACCTGTAGTATTTGACTGCATACTACTAACTCCAACTGCAGTGTTACCTCCACCTGTGGTATTTGCAAATAATGCTCCTGCACCTATTGCAGTATTAGATAATCCTGTAGTATTAGTAGCAAGGGCATTAAATCCAACTGCTGTGTTACTACCAACTATACTTAATCTTAGAGCATTATTTCCAACTGCTACGTTAGCACCTCCATTTACGTTTGTGCTTAAAGCTTCTTCTCCTATAGCAACGTTATCATTACCTCTTGTGTTAGCAAACATTGATGTGTAACCAACAGCAGTGTTTCTACCACCTGTTAAATTATTGTATAAACTTCCAGCTCCAATTGCTATATTAGAAAGTCCAAAAGTATTTGCAGCCAAAGCATTATCACCAACTGCAGT